CGGAACCTCTGAAAAGTCTTCTTCAGGCGCGGCCTGCTTGACTGCGCCAGCGGCACCCTTACCCTTGGCGAGCAGGTCGAATGTGCGCGCCGTGATCTGAATCGAAGACTTGGACTCGCCGCTGCGGGTCTGGAAAGTCTTCACGGACGGAACGCCTTCAACGCACACAAGGTCACCCTTGTCGAGCAGCTGCACGGCAAGTTCTGCCTGCTTCTCCCAAATGGATACGTCGTACCAATTGGTGGTCTCTTCGCCGCCGCGCTTGTTCTTCACCGCAACGCTGAACGATGAAACGTTCTTTCCTGTCTTGGTGCTGCGAAGTTCTGGCTTGCTTCCAAGCCTGCCAGTTACTTCAATCCTTTCCTTTGCCATTTCACTTCTCCTGACTTAGGACCAGTCGGACATATTCTTCCGCTGCTCCAAATTCCATTTCCCAAACTCGTGGGATAAACCATCGGTCATTGACGACCAATCCAGCCGCTACCGCATCTAGCGTTAGCTTCAATAGGTTATCAGCATCCATCGGTCTTTTCAAATGCGCCCAGATGTCGATGACAATCCTCTTCCCGTCTACCGGCAGGAAGTCCGGCCTTGTGACTAACGCTTTCTGTGTCGCATAGGTCACGATCTCCTTCCATGCTTTTGCTTCTCGTGTCATGTAGATGATTTTGCCCGCAACGCGATACGCGCGGTTCCATGATGGCGGTCTTCCTACAAGGACAATCTCAAGCCCTTCCGTCCAGCCTTCCAAGCCTGATACGCTGGTCATCCCCGCCCACCTTGATGGCGCGACAGGTCTGCTGTAGTCGGGAGATGAGAGCCCCATATCCAAGGGCATCGAGTTCGTCAAGGCCGCGGTTCGTCGTGGCGATCGTCGCGAGACAGGCACTATATCGGCTCTCAACAAGGACGTAGAGTCGCTCTGCCGCCCAGTCGGTTGCCTTCTCCTTCCCAAGATCATCAAGGACCACGACGCTTGCGCGTGTCAAACAAAAGTCAAACAAGTTCATGACTTCTGGATCATTGTACTTCATTGACTGGCGAATCCGATCTAAAAAGATCGGCACATTGATAAAGCGAACTCCACCAAGACCAGCGGCAACTTTCTCTCGGACTGACGCCACGGCAAGGTGGGTCTTTCCCGTACCTGGCGGCCCAACAAAAAGAAGGCCCCGCTCCCCAATCGGTGCCTTTGCCCACTCCATTGAGGCCTCAAGGGCCGTCTTAGAGCCACCCTGCGCCTCGAAATTTGCGAAGGTGCTGTCTAAGTACCTTTTTGGGATTCCAACGCCTAGAAGCGCTTTTTCGAGGTCCTGTGGCGGCTTACTCTCGCCCCACATGATGTCCTCCAGGTATACAACTTCGGTGCTACTTGTTGTCATTATCGCGCTCCCCCGCAGCGGCGACCAAGAGGATCACCGCGACGAGCAACATAAACAGTGCTGGCTGCAACATCTACTCCTCCAACTGTGCATCACGAACAGATGATGTTGTGTGCACCCTCTTCTTACTGCCTTTTCCGATCGCTGTCAAATATGCAATTGGGTCGCCCTTGAGGTCGCGCAGTGCCGCGTCGCAGATGGCAGACATTAGCGCGGGAATTCCACCTGGATATTCGCGCATCAGCTTTGCAATGCGAGCGTAGTCGGCTCTCTGTGGGACGATGCCATTCATCTGTCCCATGAATTCAACAAGTCTTCCCTGTCGGTTCGGCCCTGCCACAATGTATTCCATCCACTCTTTCATGCTCCGAACCTTTACCTGCGCATCGTGTTCGTCGCGAAGGCCGAGACGGTTTAGTCGGTCGCGAGCGGCCGCTGCAAGCGCCTCCCTTGCCTCGCGCATTCCATCAGATGGAACCTGCCACTCGTCCCAATCGTGAACCACAAGTCCGTCGAGAAGCCCAACGCGTCGGAAGTGCGGAAGGAACTTTGTGTTTTGCGATCCGACCATTGCTTCAATGTGCTGATCTGACTCAAACACTCCGTCGGTTTCTGATGCCGCGCACAACAGAACAATCCATGCCCATCGCGCGTTGTTATCTGGCAGCCGCCAAAGTTTCTTGTGTCGCGGAAGATCGCTATAGCATCTCCAGTAGACGCGGGCGTCCCCCATCTCTTCAAGAGGAATAATCGGTGTCATGCCCACCGCTAATCTCCTTCTGGATCGCAATCCATGCAGTAGTTGTTTTCTTCTCCGAACTCACCAATGAATTCCGCACCACAGTTCTTGCACGTGCAGATCATTATTTTTCCCAGTCAGGCCAAAGGTCTTTCTTCAGTGCTGGGACCAGATTGTACAGCTCTTTTCTCTTTTCGGGAATCTGCTGTGGGTGGCTCTCCCACTTATCGCACAGTTCCTTGAATTCGCAGTTTGCATGCGCAAACGCCGTTGGGTTCGGATAGATCGCGCCCTTCTCGATTGCGTCAAGGAACGCGCGAGCCCCGATGTACATCTTGTCAATATCTTCCTGAGTGCGGGTAGTAGTTCTTCGATCAACATTCACGCCCTTAGCCGAGTTGCTAATGATATTGAATGTCACCGATGGGTCGTGGTCATAGTTTTGGCGAACAGCATTCACATAGGCGGTTGCCTGAATGTCTCCGCGCTCTCGATCCTTCTCCCACCTTCTCTGTGCGGTCTTGTGCTCGACCACGCGGAGATCTGTGGTGAGCATGTCGAGATTTGTCTTCAACTTCATCGGAAGCTTCCCAAGTTTCGAGTGGGAAATCTCCGACATCATTGAGTGCTCAACATACTTTGCAGTCCAGTCGTCGCCCTCAAGAACAGCAGCCCGAAGCATCTCTTCGCCATTAAAGCCCTCGCTAAGGATATCGCGCTCTTTTTCTGCGCCCCAGTCCACCTGCGCCGACTCTATTGACCAAACTTTTCGATAGTGATCGAACACCGGCGTAAGGTCGCCATTTCGCTTGCCGCCCGTAATGGGCTCGTACCATCGCTGAAGTCCGGCGTGGACCGAGGTACCCAGGGCGAAGTACGCCGTCGTCCTGTTGGTCCACATACCGAGCCGATACTTGTACCACCAGCGAAGTGGGCACGAAAGGAATTCGCGCAACTCACTTACACTGATGTGCTGCGGGTTTCTCTCCTCAATCATCCAACGAGCTCCGCTCGGCGAGCGCGGAATCTCTTGATCAAGAACTCACGGGAAAGTTCGTCAATATCAACACCGTCGGCGTTCGACTCATTGATCGACTTTCCAATCTCAGTAAGTTCATCAATCGTCTTCGCCTTGGCGAATGCATCGACAAACTTCTGGATGTGTGGCGGGAGTGCGACGTCTTCGTCAAAAACCTCAGCGGCGGCCTTTGCTGCTGACTTTCCGCCCTTTGACTTGATCTCGTCGTCAGACGCGATTCTCTTTGACGGAAGGCCAGCCATTACCAACGCGCGACCAACTGCCGATGTCTCGCAATTCTCAATCTCTGAGCCGCGGGTGTACGGCGTTGCGCCAGGAATCTGCATTGCGCTGTGGCCAATTCCCGCTGGGCGGTCATCCATAAAGCCGAGTGCATCGTCAGGTCCGTTGTCGCCCTTAACGCCGCGATATGCTCGCGCCTCTACGACTACACGCTTTTCGGTGTGCTCAACAATTCTGGTTTCAATGCGTGCGTTGGGGTACGCCTCGTACCATGCGCGGATTCGCTCTGCGACATCCACGTAATCCTTAAGTGCGCTCTTATCGAATGCCATTTGCTTCCTCCTTATTCAAATACTCATCGAGGTCCTCGAAGAGTCTTCCTTCTTCAATCCCAAGAAATTCAGAAATCTTCTTGCGCATCGGGCCACTGATAGGCGCCTGACCATACTGCACCTGATTTAGATAGCCGTACGATACACCAAGATGCTTGGCGATGTATCGCCTCTTGATCCCAGTTTCTTCTAGGAGTTTCCACACCCGAGCAGTTTTCTTCCTCTGAATAATGCGCTGCTCCGCAAAATTCGGACCAGTTTGCTTCATTACCCTTCCTTGCTTTCTAGCACTGGATTTGCAACCCAGTCCTCCATCGCTATCGAGATGCCCCTACGATACGCCAAAATGTCATCGTATGCAACTAGCGTATCAAGGTCGTTGGATGCGGCGTTGGCCGCCTCAAACGCAATCATCTCCTTCGGCTTAATATGAGCGCTCTCGTCAAGAGATTGCTGGAGATACTCCCTGAACTTGCTCCGACCGAGCAGCATCAGTTCCATTTCCTGCATTTTCGTCCCTTCCCCTGCCGTGCACAGTGCACCTATCTAGGACACACTTTGAGGTGTTCGAGCCGGGGGCCTCAATGGCCTCCTCTAAACCCATCACCCTGCCGCCAGGATTACAGTGCGCGTTCGCACAAAAATACACCTTCAGCCGTAGCTGAAAGAGCGTCCCGCCACATGCGTAGCAAGACAATCCGAGGGCACCCTTATTGGACATATGCCCCTCCTTTCAGGATATCATCTTACTTGATGATATCACCCTTGGTCAAGCCTGCGTTGGGTAGGCACCCAATGTGATATTTGCGATTGCCTCTTTTCACAATAGGCCCTAGGCCCCTGCCGATGATCCCCGCCGACTTCGCCATGCACTGGCGATTGTCGCATCTTGGTCTAGGAAAGTTCTCCACTTCGATCATATTCAAATCCCTCTAAGTATTCATACAGTGCCTCTCGCCACTTGCGAGAGGATTCTGTTTTCATTTTATGATGCCACCCGCACAGCGTCACCAGATTCCACATCTCCGAGGGGCCACGCTTGCCAAAGCCAGAGTTAAAGACGTGGTCAAGTTCAAGGACGATCTGCCCGCCGGACCCGAACTGGCTGCCGCACTCATCGTGCATTCCGACTCGAGGACCAATGCAACCCCTGTCCCTTTGAAGGACATCTTTCCTCATCTTTGGCGTGACTGGATCTTTATGCCCCATTAGACCCTCTTAGATCGCTTAGCTTTCTTTTTGGGGAGATCCGGCTCTTCGGAAACTGGTCGACGCTTCACCCCGTCCGCTTTCATGACTCGACAGGGGATACAGAAGCATGGCTGCTGGTGGTAAAACTTATCTGCCATAGAGACCTATCGCTTTCGCTCTTTGGCCTCAACTGACCTCATCACCTTATTCGACCAGGCCTTTCCCGGATCACCGCCCCAAAGAGCCCAGGCAATTCTTCCAGCAGATGGGAATCCCTTTTGGCCAGGAGCCCAGCCTTCGCCCTTCTTGTCGACTTCGTGACGTGCAAGGTATGCGCGCATCTTTCTCACTCTTGCAATTGTCATCTTGTTTCCCGTGAGCATTCTTGCGGTTACTTGACCAGGTCCAATTCCGCCTCTGCCAAACTCTTTTCGCCAATCAAGCCCACGTCGCGCTTCTGCCTTTACTCCGGCAGGAACATTAAGGTTGATTGTGTCGGCCTTTTCAACTTCAATATCTCCAAGGTTTGGAATTGCTGCGCCAGCAGCCTTGTAGGATGAATCGGCTGATGGGTCGTAATAGGAAACGATTGCTGCACCGGCCCGACTAATCTCGCTGACCTTCTGTCTCTTGAAGTAATCAATTGCACTTGTCGGGAAGCTGCTTTCATAAACCTCGGCGTCAAATCCCGCTTCGGCAAGCTGACTTCTAACAAAATCAACTTGTCCCTTTGTCGAGGTGATTGCAACCACCGAAGAGCCGCCCTCAACAAATCCATCTATTGCGTCAATGATGTGTGAAGGGCACTCGTCGCTGAGCAACGCCTCTGCATCAACGAGAACAACGCTCTTCTTAGACGGTTGCTGATTTGGATTCATTTCAGGATTCGGCTTAGCCTCAAGTTGGTCTTTGCCCTGATCTGGCTCTTGGCTCCCTGCCCCGTTGTTTCCGGCACCGCCATCTGGGACGTCTCCACCAGGTGTTGGCTCCTGCTCTGGTGCGTCGGGATCGCCAACCTTGCCCTTCAGGTAGAGCTCGTAATATCTCATTGGCATATACCCAAGCGGGCTTGGCATCCATACCTCATCGCCCATAA